GAGTATGCTGATTATATTATCAATTCTGACATTATAAAACCTCAGGATAGGGAATATCTTCAGAATAGGTTAAATGGATTGATACAGGATGTGAATAACGTGTATCGTAAATCCAATCTAGCTTCTGATGGTATAGCTAGAAGCATACAAGCCCGTCTTGGAGAGGCTTTAGATACCCGTGTATTGAACGCTATCGCCGGTACTAGGGAGTATAGGTCTTTCTCTCAGAAGATCGAAGATATGAAGCTTAATAATCCTAAGCAATATAGTGCCATAAATGAGGCTGTGGCCTTAATGCCGTTTTATGAATGGGTTAATGATGGTCAGGTTGGTACAAGGATGAATCCTATTCATTACACTCCTTATACGGATTACAATGAGGAGATGAATAAGATGATGAAGGATTTCGTCAGTCTTAATAAGGGAAAGAAGTTTTCTGTTCCTGAGGTAGTGGATGGCAAGCCTACTGGTAGGATGAGAGATATTACTGTTGATGAGATGAGTCGATCTCAGATTAGAGCGATAGCCGCTAGATCTATATCCCAGAACGCTAAGGCTCAGATGCAGATAGAGGGTCAGTATTTGGCTGCCACTAATCCCGGTATGTTTAGTGGCATGACTACTGATCAGTTCGTTAATAAATATGTTTCCGGTTTTGACGCTGAGGAGAGCGCACTCTTAGCCAAACTCAAAGGGGCCGAGGCCAGCCCTTCCGCTAAGGCGGCTATTGAGGCGTCACTACAGGAGGTCCGGGAACAGCGCCGTGCGTTAGTGGAGGAGGCTACTTCCTTTATTGGCAATAATATGAACCCGGCTAGAGCGGGGGAGTTTATTGTACGTAATGAATTTCTTGATGGTGTATCCGCTAGATGGTCGTATAACAACTCATCTGAGAACTACATCGCTGATGATTATTACTTTAAGATGAGAGATCTTGATTTCAAGGAGAGAGAGTTCTCGTGGAGGCAGAAATCAAAGGAGATAGATCAGAATCTTAAGCTTAGGGAAGTAATGTCCAAGGAAGCTGGTAATAGCTCTAATATCCCTACAGGTGTTATGATTGAGCTGGAAAAGGTTCAGCCTAATGTTACTCCTGAGAATATATTTGACAATCAATATATTCAGAATGAGAATAATATATCGACAGGTGAGAAGGATTTAATATCATCCATAAATCCTGTTGATCTACGAGGCATAGAGAACGATATACAAAACAATCCTTCTATATATCATGGTGGTGTTAATAGCGAGAATATTATGGCATGGATCACTAATAATGGCGGTGCGTCAAGTTCTGTATTATCATCAACCCCAAATATGGTGAATAAATATGAGGCTCTTATGGCAGCGAATGATAATAGGAATAGGTATGGTAAGATCATGGATGAGGAAGTTGATTATCTTACAAATGCCTTTGATGTCGCTACGGAAAATATCCTTAATGATGCTGTAAGGGATCAGGACTATGTTACTGGAGGTATTGATACATATACTGACAATGGTATGGTTAATGCGAGGGATGTTGGTAAGAATGGAGCTATTATTGGAGGGAAAGAGTATTCACCAGAAGATGCTTTAAAGGTTTCCGCTATAGCTGGATTGATAAGCGAGAACATCAACTATGCGGATAGATCTATAGCTAATACGGAGCTGATGAGATCTTATATAAATTTGTTAAATAGATATTCAGGAGAAAATTTCACTCTGGAGGATATAAATGATATAGCTAAAACTTATAGTCGTGTAGACAATCCGGTAATGAATAGCGATAATGTCGATATGACTAGTAGGGATAAAATGATCAAGATCTTAGGTAAGAATATGTCTAGAGCTGACGGTCCTACGCTTAGAAGAGAATGGTCTTCATCTAATATAGGTCGTAATATAGCTAAGGCTATTCAGGATTCTAAAATGGTCTATGAAAGAAGATATGACGAGTTTGCTCCAAGATCATGGTCGTTCTCTAATTCTACCAATGCCTCTAAAGAAGATAGGCGTATGCATGCTAAATTAGAGAGTCTGCTTTTGTCAAGAGCTGGTTTCTTGAATAAGGATAAAGATAGCAGACTTAATAATTACATATTGTATGCTCGTCCTACGGATAATCCCAATACATTTGATTTGGTAGCTATGGCTGGCGGAAAAAATATCGCTACGGTTCAAGTTACTAAAGAGGAATTAGATAGTATGGGGTATAGTTTGTACGAAAGGGAAAGGAATGTAAGATCTGAAGATTACGAATCTAAGATCATCCCTGTATCTTTTTCTGCCACGACCAATAGGCCTTATCAGAAATGGGCGCAAGCTAATTCACTTGGCGCTTTCGCTACTATCGAGAATGCGGCTGAGGAGGCTTCTAGGATGGTTGATAAGTACAATATTCAGAACAATGAACTAGCTACATCAGAGCTTAATAAAAGAGCTATTAGGATTATTAATACGGTTTTAAGAAATTACAAATCGTATGATATTAAAGCCAAGGGCTTTCCTGGAGGTGTTGAGGTTGGCGTTTATTTTCACGGGCAGGCTAGGACCGGGACACCTCTAAAGGTGTTGGAATATAATACTGATTATGCTGATAATATCATGAAGATTATAAATATGTGTCCTCAGATGTATCTTACCCAAGCCGTGGTTGAGGCTATCAATAAAGACGTTATTGTTAAGGGTAGAGATATTAATGAGCAGCACTCTGATCTTAGCAATATTCTTTCGGTGTTGGATAAAGAGACTATGGATAAAATAGATGGAAAAAATGAGCAATAATAATAACGATATAGGGAATGTGATGAAGAGTCAGGGATATTATGTCCCTACTCCATCAATTCCATCTCCCATGCCTTCTAAGGATAATATTTCTTCTATCCCTATACCTGTTGGCATGCGCGGTTCATCGGATATGGATAATGATGTTTTGTCTAGAGAGGGAAGCAGGAGTATTCCATCATTAGTAGAGGGTATAAAAAATTCCGTAGAGACATCTTATCATGATGATGTAAAAGCAAGGAATCCGCTTTTTCAGATGATAAACGAGACGGGTATTCCTAAGGGTAATTATGATATAACTGGAAGTAGGATCAACCTTCGTGATTCAAGGTATAGGCTGTCAACAGGTGAATGGATTCCAAAATACGAGAGTTATATCAATAATGTGGATAATGATGATCGTCTATCGAGAAGTCAAAGTGGTTGGGAGAAAACTTATAGAGGATTAGGTAAGTTTATTTATAAGTCTGCTTTGTATGGAATAGGTGGAGTAGGTCAGTCTGTTTATGGATTAAAGGAGCTTGTTACAAAAGGGACGTTATCAGCTATGTATGATAACAGTTTTGCCAGATGGTTGGATGATATGGATAAGCGTGGTGATTATACGCTTAATCATTATTACAGTAAGGAGGAGCGAGATGCTGGATTTCTTAAAAGTATGTTTACAACCAATTTTTGGACAAATGATCTTTTGTCAGGAGCTGCATTTACGGCTGGAGCCGTTTTGTCATCTTACGCCTTCGCCGGAGCTGGTCTTATGAATGCCGCTCGTATGGGGGCTAGAATAGGTGCTACGATTGCCGGTATGGGGAAGGCTGTTTCTGCTACAAAGACCGGGTTTAATGCTATGCTAAGAGCTGCCCGCATAGGACGAGGCATAGGTAAGGGGCTGGACAACCTGACCTTTATCGGTACGTCAACGCTTTGGGAGGCTTCGGTAGAGTCAAGGAGTGGGTTGATGGAATCTGAGGAAAACTTCAAGCAGGCTTACAGGAATGCCTATGGTAGAGAAGCCTCATATGAGGAACTCATGAAGTTTAGAGCTGATAATGCTGATGCCGCTAACGCTATATTCGCTGCCAATATCGGTATCCTTACGTTATCCAATATAGCTATGTTCGGCGATATGTTCGGCATGGATCTTGGCGTGGATAAGTTCATAAAACGCAATATATTTGGCGTAGGCGCCGAGAGGATGGATAACGGGACATTGAGGGCTATAACGCCTAAGAAATGGCAGAAAATAGCCGGGAATACGTTCAATATCATCAAACGTCCGGTATCTGAGGGTCTGTATGAGGAAGGCTTTCAGGGGGTGGCTAGTAAATCCGCCGAGGATTGGGTAGAATCAAGATACAATCCTATGGCTATCCGGCAGAATATAGGCTATATGGAAGCTATAAAGAACGGGTTCAAGGAGACTTACGGATCTAATCAGGGATGGAAGGAAATCGGCATCGGTATGATTATTGGATCGTTTATGGGAGTAAAAACTATTGGTGGTATAAAGGAATGGAGCCAAGACATGTCCCGGAACAAGGGGATGGTGGAGGCTTACAACACCAATGCCGGCGCCTTGACTACCGCCGCTATCCGTGCCATTCGTGGCAGTATGGCTCTGAACGCTCAATTATCAGGCTTAAGTACGGATAATAACGCTGATGATATACCTAATTCTAGAATTGTAGATAAGACTTTTAGTGATGCCGTATTCAACCGTCTTCGTTATGATCAGGAAATGGGGATGTTAGATGATACTAAGGAGAATTTTAGGACGGTAGTTGAGTCTATACCTAATAGCGATATCGCTTCCGATATGAATATGACGGATGAGCAGGTCAATGAGTATAAGTCCAATCTTATTGGCGAGTTTAATAAGAAGGTTGATAATTTTACTATGGCCAGCAGATTTGCCGACTCCCTTACCGATGGTATATCCAATAGATCATTTAACACCTACATCTCTAACATGGCTTATAATGGTCTTGAGGCTAAGGATAATTTGGATGATATCACCAATCAGTTAAATAGGATATACAAGACGGATATAGGTACTTCCCTTGACATATATTCCCATCTTAATCCCGATTCTAAGAAAGCCCTTGATGATCTTCGGAAGCTTACGGATGATATACATAAGATGGAGAATGATATTTTAAAACTTCAGCAAAAGGTCGCATCGAAGGAGGCAATTGAATCTGATAAGGCTAAGTTGGCTGAGGAGAATGATAGGCTTCTTAAATTGACAGAGGAAAGAATTGCCTTGGAGAGGAAATTGGCTACATTGGTTAATTCTGAGGTAGATATATCTAAGCTATTCTTGAATAGCGATGACTCGAAGATCAGTGCCGCTGATCTTATGGCGGTCTACGAGACTATAATTGATTTTGAGAATATCGTATCCACTCGTGGGGTTGAGAATCATAAGGAGGCTATGGCGTTACTTAGCGAGTATCGTCACAATCTTGTAGCCTACAAGAATATAAATGAGTCTCTTCGTCGTATGCGTGACAGAAGATTCATCCGGGCGCAGGAGCGCGGGTTCATGAAGATATTATCGAACGCATGGGGTAAGACTTATGAGGAGGATGATAGCAAGTACGACTTCAGGAATACTGATAATCCTGATGCCAACGCTCTTTACGCTAACGACCAAGCCATAGACAAGGCTTACCAAGATGGTCTTATAGGAGAGGATGAGGCATTTATGTTCAAGACATATAATCATATGATAGCCAGATCTATGGAGAATGAGATTAAGACCGATGAAGGTAGTATAGTCGAGAGGGTTCCTGATGATGAGGATATCATAAATCCTTCTGACGATAGAATCAATAATATAGCTATAAAGATATGGAACGGTAATGAGGATGTCTTATCTCCTAGGGAGAGACAGATATATGATAATAACAAGCCTCGTGTCGATAGTCTAGTTAACGGGTTTGGGGATAATCCTATTTCAAGGATCAATAAGGCTAGATCGATAATAGATAGATTGAAGATCCATGATAATATTTATGATAATATCAAGGACGCTGTTGATGATATTGTAGATATGAATATCAATGGTCTTGATCAGGATCAGATCAAAGAAGCTATAAAGACTTATAATGATCTTATGAATGAGGCTGACAATGGCAATGAGATTGATCAGGATAAGCTTAATGAGGCTATTGATATTATCAATAACTATTCTGATGATCCTCTTCTTCGATTCGTGGAATGGATGAGGCTGTATGATAATGGAAGTATAGCTGTCAAGGATTACGATAAATCCATACCTATGGGTGATGTCCTCACAGAGAGCGAACCCGGGACATCCACCGGCAGGACGGAAGTTAACGCCGCCCAGAACCCGGTGGTGTTGATGGCCCAGAAGAGAGAGATCGGTGGGGTCATGTATTATGAGGTTGGTGGAATGAGGCTTGACAGGTTTATGGCGGGGTCCGGGCTTAAAAGGTCTGATGCCACTGATACTGATAATGGAAGGGTGATGGATTTCACCAACGGAACCGACATATTTACTGTTATAGAGTCAGATAACCACTCAAGATGGATGATTAGCGAGGATGACGCTCAGGCTTTCGAGAACGCTACCGGTGTCATATTGGGGCGGCAGACCGCCTTATCGACCTCCAACTGGTTCATGGTGTATCGCAAGGGGCAGGATGGGTCTATTGTTCCTTATTACACGGGTGATACGTTTGGGTCTAACAACGAGTCGGTGAATCAGGAAGCAACGGCTAGCCTTCGCAAGGGTGATATGGTAAGGTTTAAGATGGATATGTCAGATCCATATACCAAGGAATTGTATGATAAATACAATAGTCTTAACGCCGTTGACCCTAATTCTGATGAGACTAAGTCGGCTTACCGAGAGCTGGTTGATAATATGGTTATTAAGATCGTGGATAGCGACGGAAATTTCGTCTCGGTGCTAAAAGCCAATGATCCAGACTCAAAAGGGAGTAACGCTGATTTAAGGAGTATGGCCTTTGAGTTGTATAGGGATAATGTGGGATCTGTCGCTGGCGAGATTGATATACCGTTTGTAGGTACAGTTACCAGTGTTTTGCCGGGAAGACCTAATTTTAGCGTAAGTGATGATAATGGTACGTTGATGGTATCCGAGAATGACTTTACCAACGAGACGGTTGGTAAGGTTGAGAGCGTAGGATATATAGAGAATGGGGAGGTTACGATGAGGGATAATATTAAGTATAATATATTCCCGTTCTGTACGGCTATCGTCAGGGACAAGTATGGTGATTATAAAAATTCACGTATCCCGGTCGTAGCTATAAAGACAGGAAATGGAAGAAATTACCTGTACCCCGTAAGATTGAAAAATCAGGATATATCGTCATTTTCATCCATGATCGAATCGATGGCTGATAGGATTACGGAGGGTCTAGGCGGAGGCGTAAGTATTGATGATATAATGGATCTTAATAACGCTATAGCCAGATCCGGGTTGGATAATAAGACGTATATGATCCCGCTGGCTGGGGACGTGGGTGTTATCAAGAACCGGCTTAAAGCTGTTAAGGAGGCGGCTAGCAGGATGCCTATGACCGCTGACGTAAGAGGATGGATAGGTGATTCCAGAACTAAGGAGGATATTTTGATGAATGACGTTACGATCAACATAGATCTTAATAACGATCCTTTCATAGCTCCTAAGTTCAGGATGAGTATTAGGAGAGATGAGACGTTCTTCGAGGAGACAGAGACCCCGTTCGTCAACCCGTCCGGCTCCCAATCGGGTTCCGCTTCGCCTACGAAGGCTGCCGAGGACAAGTCTTTGGTTTCCGATGGCAACGTAGTATCCGGAGAAAATGAGGCGGAAAATCCTTGCTAGGTAAATTTATTCGTCTTATCTTTGCGGTGTCAGTCCATCACCTGACGAGTAAGATATTTAAAAGTTGGTCCCTGTCGGGTGTGTGATGGCCCCGGTGGGGACTCTTTATATTATATGGTATGCTGTAACTATTATTTATATTGAAGCGATAAGATATAAACGAATAAAATGAGATTAGTTGAAAGACATATAGTAAAAGATAATAGATTTGAGAGCATATGTCTCAAATCTGGTTTACTATACAACTATGTATTATATAATATTCGCCAAGGGATTTTCAATAAAGAATATCTAAAGGAATATGATTTATCTACTAGACTATGCAAGGAGAATCAGGTTGATTTCAGAAATTTACCATCAGTTATTTCACAACAGGTTATTGGTCAAGCATTTTCGGTAATAAAGTCTTGGATCAGATCAAAGAAGGAATATGAGAATAATCCTTCTAAGTTCAATTCGAAACCTAAATTGCCGAAGTACAAGCGAGGTAAGAAGCAAAATATGGTAGTCTTCACAACTTCTTCTTGCAGATTGAAAAACGATGGTTACATCCATTTTGTCAAAAACATAATTTCACCAATCAAAACAAACATAGGAGATAACAAATTATGTCAGGTTAGGATAATCCCTCAAGCTACATGCTATGTGGTTGAGGTTATTTATGAGAAGAAGGAACAGGATTTGAATCTTGATAAGAATAATGTTCTTTCGATTGATTTGGGATTGAATAATTTATGTACATGTATAAGCAATGTAGGTATCAGGTCTTTCATTGTAAACGGCAAGATTATTAAGTCCTTTAATCAGTGGTATAATAAGAAGAGAGCTAGATTGATGTCATATATTGGAGATAAGGGAACTTCAAGGAGGTTAAGACAGCTAAACAATTATAGGAACTTTTGGATTGATGACAAGATCCACAAGGTCAGTAGATATATTGTGAACTATTGTATCGATAACAATATCGGAAGTCTTGTAATAGGATTAAACAAAGGCTGGAAAAACGGTATCAATCTAGGGAAGAGAATAAACCAGAAATTCGTTGAGATACCGTTCTCTAGACTTATCGACAAAATTTCCTACAAATGTAAATTAGTTGGAATAAACTTTCAGACTAATGAGGAATCCTATACCTCTAAAGTAGATCATCTGGCTTTTGAGAAATTATGTAAGCATGATGTTTATTTAGGTGAAAGAAAGAAACGTGGATTATTTCAAAGCTCTATTGGGAAGCTGCTAAATGCTGACATCAACGGGGCTATAGGAATAGGTAGAAAAGTATTCGATGATTCTTACGTCAGTAGGATAATCGATAGTGGGTTGGCGTTTAACCCGGTTAGAGTAAACATTTTGTGATATGAATGTGAGTTTAATAAATAAAATAAATGATTTTAATAACGTGCAATTAGATTCTTTTTTACACCGGAAGATCATGCAAGACTTACGTATCCAGCGAGTGAAGGTCTTGATGATGTTATATACCAGTCATTATTTTGTCAATAACAGACAAAGGCAGTTGTTTGACCATACATACGCTTTAAGCAGGGATCAGGCTTTTGATTATATGACTGAGTTCAACAAAAGGCTTAGTGATAAGGTGGGTATAAAATGTACGATGGATATCCTTCTACCTACCGATGACGATAACGCTAATATCATAATCGAGTACAATGGTATCATCAAGAAGCTGATGAAGGAGGCCGAGAAGCTGGAACTTGACACTGACGCCATTAAGGAAATGATGCGTGATCTTCTTAATGAGTTGAAGGATGATATTGATCTTAATATCTTGATATTTGACGTAACCCAGTTACTTATAAAATACAATCTATTTAGGTTGGATGTCATAACCGAGCAGGAGTTCAAGGACTCTTTCGTCAGGATGGATAGTAGGAATATGGAGATAAAGAAATTAACTTTATCTGATATCAAGAAGGTGGTGGAGATGATAGAGACCAGATATAATCGCTTTGTATGGTGAGAGAAGATAAATGAGAGTCATTGGTGGGGTAATATCTGCAATAATATATAAAACGTTAAACAATGTTTGAGTTTTATATATCCAGTTTACTGACCGGGTATTAGCCTAAGTCTTGAAATAAAGACTACGTTATTGGAGAATATATAGTTACC